ACTTCGAGTCGGACGACCGGACCTAACCGGGGTACGGGACTGCATACTCCCGTATCACCCTCGTTCGTGCTATAGATGACACCCGACAGCCACGGAGAACTCAAGGGATCACTGAATGTCGACCACTGGAGAACAGAGCAGCGTCGGGGACACGGGCAACGGCTTCATCACTGGAGTCGAGCCAGCCAGGCCCCGTCAGGCCAACGACTGGGTGCAGCAGCGTCCAGATCAGCAGGTCAGCCAACCGGTGCAAGGTGTGCCGCAGCAGCAAGGTGATCCCCGCCCGGCGTACCGCTGGACGGATGAGGACATCGCCGCTGCCCGGCAGCAGGAGAAGGACAAGCTGTACGGCCGCATCGAGGACCTGGGCTCGCAGATGAAGGAGATCCAGGCCCAACGTGAGGCAGAGCAGGCCGAGAAGCAGCGGCTGGCCGACGAGGCCGACCAAGCTCGCAAGGCCAAGGAAGAGAACGAACTCGACCTCCGTGCGTTGATGGAGAAGCGTGAGGCCGAGATGCGTGGGGAGATCGAGACGATCCGCCGCACGCAAGAGACGGAGCGGGAGATCTTCAACAAGGAGCGAGTGCTCCAGGAGGTCGCCATCTACCGTCGAGATCGCATCGAGCAGGAAGCCAACGACTTGCTCCCGGAACTCCGGGACTTCGTCAGCGGGGACACGCCCGAGGCGATCGACGCATCCATCGAAGCGTTGAAGGGTCGCTCGCAAGCGATCCTCAGCAACATCTTGGCTCAGGAGCAGGCTCAGGTTGCTCCGTACCAGCCGAGAGGGGCCGCACCCACGGCACCACCTGTAGGACCAATGGAGCAACTACCGTCGTATGAATCGTTGACGCCCGAGGACATCAAGGGCATGGACATGGAAACGTACAAGCGATATCGGACACAACTCCTGCAAGCGACCAGTCCCAACAACCGTCGGGGCTGATTGGGTAACTCACACCCATAGGGCCGTAACACACGACCCCGCTCTTCAAGGAGAACCACCATGCCCGCAGGCGGCTCACTCGGTGGCGAACTCCCAGTCGTTTCCGGTGTCACCGGCACGACTCGGCTCGCCACGGGCGGTCCCTACAGCCAGTACGAGGCCCCCATGGGCTACTACGGCCAGGCGACGCTCGACAACACGGGAACCGGCTACGCCGGGTCGGTCGCCACCGGCTCGACCATGCTCGGCCCGGCCATCCAGACCATCTGGAGCAAGGAGATCTTGTTCCAGTCGATGCCGGTCCTGAGGTTCGAACAGTTCGCTGTGAAGAAGACGGAATTGGGCACAATGCCCGGCCTCACCGTCAACTTCATGCGCTACAACAACCTCCCCATGCCCGCCGGTCCACTGATCGAAGGCGTCCGCATGAAGACGCATGCGATCACGGCGAACCAGTACGCCATCACGGTCCAGGAGCAGGGCTTCGCCGTCGCCGTCTCGGAGTTGCTGCTGAACGCCAGCTTCGATGACATCATGGCGTCGGCCAGCCGTCTGCTGGGTCGCAACATGGCCCTGTACATGGACGGCCAGGCCCGCCAGACCCTCGGTCGGGCGTCCTCGGTCGTGTTCGGCTACCAGAAGCCGGGCGCCATCAACACGGGCTACGGCATCTACGAGGGCGGCACCCCGGCCACGGGCCTCGCCGCCGTCACGACCGCCGCAGGCACCGGCACGATCGATGACAACTACTGGCTGTCGCCGTACGCCGTCAAGGACGCCGTCGAGGTGCTGGCGTCCAAGAACGTGCCCCGCCTCGGGGAGACGTACGTCTGCTTCGTGCACCCGCACCAGAGCCGCCGCCTCCGGGACACCCCGGAGTGGATCGAGATCACGAAGTACGCCGCCCCCGGCAACTTCATGCTCGGTGAGATCGGCCGTCTGGACGACGTCGTGTTCATCGAGACGACGCAGGTGTCGAGCCCGCTCGCCAGCACCACGGACATCACCGACCCGTGGCCGACGCTGCCCGGCGGCGCCGTGTCCTCGCCCAACCCGTTCAACCCGGACTGGCGTGGCAACCTGCTGGGCGCTCCGGCGGGCCAGACCGGCCTCCCGGCGGGCTACAACACGGCCACCGACGCCTTCGGTGACCTCGCTGACCCGGCGACGCTGGACGACCTGCCCACGGGCGAGACGGCGCTCCCCGGCTGGGGCGAGCCGTGGGGTCCGTCCAACGGCATCTACGAGGCGATGATGCTGGGCGACAACGCCTTCGGGCACGCCATCTCCCTGCCCGTCGAACTGCGTGACGGCGGCGTGCTCGACTTCGGTCGTGAGCACGCCCTGGCGTGGTACTCGATCTGGGGCTGGGGTGTCGTGACCGACTCCTCGGTCGTGAAGATCATCACGAACTGACGGCTGCACGAAGGGGCAGGGCGGGTGAAACCGTCCTGCCCCGCTGTGCCCTGAAAGGCTGGTATCCCATGAGCATCGTCTCCGTCCACGGCCCGTACACGTTCGGGTCGAAGGCCGTCACCGAGGTCGGCCCGGCCATGGCGACCGTCAACCCCACCAACGGGCTGATCTGGACCTTCAAGCTCGACCAGGCGAGCACTCGCACGGCGAGCCTGGCCTGGACCTTCCCCACCGGCACCCCAGCCTCGGCCACGGGTCCCGGCCCCCACACGGTCACCTACGCAGGTGCGGGCTCCAAGGCCAACACGATGGTGGCGACCGGCGCTGGCGAGGGCGTCAACCCCTATCCGGCCGCTGGCACGACCAACCTGCCCGTCACGGCTGTCGCCGGTTCCGGTGGAGCGGGGATGAGCCTGCTGTCGGCGCCCGGCGGCGACGAGGGTGGCGAAGAGCCCCCGCCCGAGGAGAACGGCGAGTACGACCCCGGCGAGTACACGATCCCCGAGGTCGAGGCCTACGTCGATGCGTACCCCGACCAGACCGAGGATGTCCTTGACGCCGAGGTGGCGGGCAAGAACCGATCGACCCTGGTGGCCTGGCTTGAGGCCCGGCTGCCCGAGTAACACACAGGAGAACAACCATCGTGGCACGAGACGTGGAAGTCGAAGTCGAGGCCGAGATCCCCGAGGATCTTGATCCCTCCAAGAGCGAGGTCACTCGCCCGTCAGACCTGGGCTTCCCCAAGGCGCAAACCGGTCAGGCCGGAGGCATCCCGGTGCATCGGGAGATCGAAGTCGAAGCACTGGAGACACGTCGGGACGTGGACTCCTCGGGCATGGTCGAGATCCGCATGGCGGAGACGATCGAGGAGTTCACGTACGGCAACCCGCACTACACGTACAAGTTGGAGGCAGGGAAGCGCTACCGGATCCCGGTGGAGGTCGCCCGCTACCTCAACAACCTGGGGTACATCTACCACCGATAGGAGCCGCCGACTATGACTCGGCCATTCCTGACCCATGACGGGTTCTTGATCCCCAACGCTGGGGATGTGTCGAACCCCCGGATGGCCGAGCCAGACCGGATCGACTTCAACACGCTCGCCCACGCCCGTTGGGGCGTGCTGGAGGGCTGCCTCGTCACCGTCTCGGGTCTGACGGCGCTCATCAGCCCCGGCCTCGCCATCGTCAACAGCACACTGGTCACCGTCCCCAACCAGAGCATTTCGATCGGGTCGGGAGGCAACCAGGACCGCTTCGACCTGATCGTGGTGAACGAGGCCGGGACGGCGCTCACCGTCGTCGGCGCCTACGACAACGACCCCGTCTTCCCGGACCCGCCGATCGGTGTCACGGTGCTGGCGGCGATCTTCGCTCCCTCCAGTGCGAGCAACCTGTCGGACAACGTCATCGACAAGCGCAAGTTGCTGTCGAAGGCCCTGCTGACCAAGATCCCCATCGGGGACATGCTCGTTCAGAACAAGAACGACGTCGGCAACCACTTCACCGTCACCGGAGGAGGGACCCTCAACTGGGAGGGTGATACAGGGCTATGGCGCAGTGCACCGGCCACGGTCCGCATCAACCGGTACCTCGTCGTGGACGACGACATCCAGACCGGCGGGGACGTCCATGCGGACGGCGACGTCACGGCGCTGGGGCGGGTGCAGGGCAAGAACGTCCACTCCGGCACCTCCCGGCCCATCTCCGGGTCAACGATTGGTGAGATCTACCAGGACGAGGCGAGCGGACGTCTCTACGTCTGGCGCAACGGGGCCTGGAAGGAACTGGCGACGCTCGACAGCGCCCAGCCCACGGGCTGCGTGATGACCAGTGTCGAGCCGCCATCGGTGATGCTCCCGCTGGGTTGGATCCCCCTCGACGGCCGCACGGTGACCGAGGCGCAGTACCCCGGCCTCTTCGGCCTCGTGTCGATGCAGGGCTACATCAGTGGCACCTCCCCGAACCGGGTGATGACGCTGCCGCAGGCCGAGGGCAAGGTCATGCTGACCCGCTGGGGCGGCGCCGTGGGCACGGTGGCTGGTCCGGCCAACAACCGCATCGCCCTCAACCTCACGCACATGCCCCGCCACAAGCACAACGTGACCCCTGGCTACGCCGGGGGCGGGGCGGTCAGGGGCACCATCGGCCGCTCCGGCACGCATGCTCACGGTGTGGCCGGTGGCGAGCACTGGCACACCGTCAACGACCCCGGCCACAAGCACAACGGCATGGAGGGTCCGACCGGCACCAACGGTGACGTGGTCGGCCTGTTCTGGGGTGGCCGCAACAAGATCGACGCCTACTTCAACGACCGCAAC